ATTTTTTATATTTTTTATATTTTTTATATTTTTTATATTTTTTATATTTTTTATATTTTTTATATTTTTTCTCTAAAACATTGATACAATTTTTTTCCAAATATATGAACAAATGCTAATCAAAATGAATAGCATAAATGCCACTTTTCCAATCTCGAAAATTGTTTCTGAAGTAAAATTGACGATAAAGTCAGCAGGAGATTTGAGTAAGCCATTAATTCCATAAACAAATACATCCGTAAAGTCTGTGACACGCTGTTTGATTTTGTTTTTATATTGAGACCATTCAATATTGCTGTAATTATATTTCTTGTCGTCTTGCATGATTTTTTGTTCTCTCACATAATTATGCGCGTCCTCAATTCGCTGTTTATTGCGGAATTCTTGAATGATTTGGGTTGCTTCTAATTCTGCTTTTTTATTAATATCCAACCGTTTTAATTCTTTTTCTAAAAGCTCGGCTTCATATTTGGCACGAAGCGATTCTTTCTCGGAAAGTTCTTCCTTAAACTCGAATGGCGAGTCGTGTGCACCAATATTTGCTTGTTCTAAAACATCTTCCCAAAAGTGGTTCAAATTTGTAAAATAATCTTCAAGTGTTAATGACCGCTTGCCAACTAATTCCAAATAATTTGGCAATTGTCGTTCAAATTTTTGCAAAATTGGTAAAATGTATTTTGCTTTCTCTACAAGACTTTTGGTTTTATCTTTGTCAATATCCAAATCAATATCAAAACGAATCCCATTATAACCCTCCTTTTTACTCATTTTTTCTTTTTTTTCTTTGAAACCGCGGTTCAAATTGCGAATATGACTATTATCAATAATGTTTTGAACAATGATTATGTAATATTTAATTTTATTTGGGTCATATGTAAATGAAATTGAATTGTTTTCTGAGTCATAAAATAATGTATACGGGTCTTCAAACGTATTGTCACACAAGCTATTTAAGAAAGATTCGCGGCTATTTACAGCTTTGCGATACTCGTGATATGCATATAAATCCATTGCAATTTGGTCTTTTAACTCAGCATTTGTTGCTACAACCTCAGTTGATGATGAAAAGTAGCTGAGAAATCCCTCTTTTTTTTCTTCTGTTTTCTCGGAATAAAATTCAATATCGGTTGTTAACTTGTAAGAATAAGATAGCGGCAAAACGCTTGTTTTTTTTTCAATCATTCTATTACACATTTGGAGAAGGGTGTATGTGGCGTTAATGATAAGTTGATTTAACGAATCCACTTTTTCTTTTTGGGACAAAGTGTCATCCACAAAATATGAAATCCATTCTTTGATTTTTGTGTCTTTGGTATTGTATTTATCCAGACTGAATAGAATTGCGTTGTCCGGGATGATTGTGATTTGTTGGTTTAATGTATAATCACTAACGACGATTTTGTTATTTGATTCAATAATAGGTTGATGGGCGGATGCAAAGGCAGATGCAAAGGCGAATGCAAAGACAAAGTATAATACCGCAAAATAAAGATTCATTTTTTAATTATAAAATTAGATTTTTATAAAATATAAAAAAAAACAAAAAAAGATTTCAATTTTATACATAAACTTGTTGAATTCGCATAAAATTGAAATAAAAATGCAAATTAAAATAATTATATCAAAATAATAATTATTAAAAATGCAGTTTAAATTATCTCCATTCAATTTATTTAGAGCCGACAAGCGCGAGTTTTTGCAAAAAAAATGTGCGCTTTGTATTTCATCCCTTTATTATCCAGAATCCGGCAATAAAATGCCAAGTTGTCGTAAATTGGAGTGCGGCCATGCATTCCACTTTGATTGTTTGCACCAAATGATTGTAAGCGGACACCATAAATGTCCGGAATGCAGAGAACCAGTTACCAAAATTATTAATATGGATAAATCATTGGAAGTTACTATTCGCAATGATGCATTTGATAATGGCGACGTTGATGAAACCCTGACAAAACAATTCAGTAATGAACCAGTGATTGTTGATGATTATCCATATCACAAAGCAGTTTTTGAAAGATGGCGAGATTTTTGCAAAAAAATCTAATATAAAAAATAAAAAAATTTCATTCATTCAAACTTTTTTATTTAGACAATAACAAGGGATTTATTTCAGCCAAATACATATTAAAAAATCCACTCACCTTGATAATTTGGTATCCAAGAATTTCTCTCAGATAATCAAATAATGCGGTGTTTGTCTGGCTGTTTGACTCAAATAAAATCTTGGGATATCCACAACGAACAATTGTTTCCATCCCGCCTTGCAAAACTTGGAGTTCGTTCTCTTCAACATCCATTTTGATAAAAGAAATAGATTCTTGAATATTAAGAGAATTTAAAGTCCGTATCTCTATTGTCTCGCTGTTCAAAATCTTGTCCGCGGACGGGGCATGGACGGTGGACCCACCACCATCATTGCTGACAATATGCAAAGTTTTTGAACCAGTTTGTGAAAGGTTTCCTAACCCTAATTTCAAACAATCAATATTGGTTGCACCACTCAGTGCAACACCTCCGCACAAAGCATAATACGTCATTTTTTGCGGTTCAAATGCGACCACTTTTCCAGAATAAGGTGCCAAAGTGATGGCATAACTGCCGGTATGGGCACCAATATCCAAGAATGTCGCGTCTTTCCTGCAGAACTGCTTACACCACTCAATAAGATTGTTTTCAAACAAACCTCGTTCAGCATAATAAGTATGGTTTACGGAAGGCATCAAGTAGGTGAGCGGTTTATTAACAAAAAAAATCTGATTATTTTGGTTATTATCGGTGGCGTCTCTCTCATCCTTAGTCAAAATAATGTATTTGGTTGACATGATTATAATAATTGTATGTTGTTTTTATCTCTTTTTAGATAAAATATTTTTTCTTGTTTTTATCTCTTTAGCTAAAATATTTTTTCTTGTGTAAATATATAAAATGGCAAAAACCAAGAAAAATGTGCAAAAGAAGCGACGACAATTGCGAAAAAAAACAAGGGGGGGAGAGATTAAGAGAGGAGTCGTCCTATCCAACGCATCCCTAGTCGGACAAAAATATGCTAAAATTTATGGGACGGACGTGCCGGGGGGAGTAGAGTATAATGTATATTATCATTATTATAACAAAGTATTTGGCCCATACATGACGAAATTTCTTTTTAGCCCAGCACATCTTGGTAAAGAAAATGTTGCTTATAATTTATACTATCATTTTTGGGATAATAGTGAATACCACGGATTAGATGCTAATTTGTTTAAATTTGATAGATATGATGTAACACCAAATCGAATAGATGTTACTTTGTATAAATAAAAGTATTGGTCCAGACCATAAAGAGGGTCTTCTCCACTTAGACGATGTTTATATGCATGATGGATAATTACACCGAATACAATTGCATAAAAAATACTCATTTTATTATAATACAATGAGAGAAAACCCATTGTATTATTTATTTTTTTTATAAAATTGAGGGGGTCATAGGGGGGCTTTGCCCCCCTAGTTGAACTTAACCACAATCTTCACCGACTCCTTCTTAATGGTTTTGCACGCGGATACTGACAACTCTTCTCTCTTTTTTCTGGTTTTATTATCGGTCTCAGATTCTTCCCCGTTCTTCTTCGAAATGCTGTTTCTGGAATTCATATCTGCCTCTATCTCATCGTAATTTTTCTCTATGTATTCCAGCACTTGGTTCTCAATTGCCCATTTGAAAAAATTCAGCTGACCAATGGTCGTCTGCAAACATGTGTCATTGGTATACGGCACCATGATTCGCTCTCTCCGAGAGAATGGGTCAAATCTCACTTTACTATAAGCTTTCAGTTCAAGTTTATAGTGATTGAACACCTTGAATCTCTCCATGTTTTCTTCGCCGTTAATTACGGTGCTGCACCGATTCTTGGCGGGGATAGAATAAACTGTGAAATTCTTTTTTGCAAAATTAGTGACAAACCAATCAATAATCCTGAGAGAAACTTTGGATTCCCCATTGATGATTTGCATTAATCTTTCCATATTGTCATCTTTTTTGTAAAATTCGAGCAAATTAGTTAGCAACAATTCATTTTGTGTTTGGCTACACCGTGATGTCATTGATGGTTAATGGGGGTTGTTTTTATATTGTTTTAAGGGGAGGAACCGAAATACTTTTAAGCGAAGCATCCCCTCTCAATTTTATAAAAAAATAAATAATACAATGGGTTTTCTCTCATTGTATTATAATAATGGTTCAAATCAATACTAAATATATAGTTCTTACTGCAATTTTAATTGCGTTTTTTTTAATTATCCATCATGCATATAAGCATCGTCCAAGTGGAGAAGACCCTCTTTATGGTCTGGACCAATACTTTCAGTTATCGGATGTCGGCAATTTTAGAACTTTCAATCACGAGATGGTTGTGATTTTGTTCATTTTAATTGCATTATTTAACGTCTTCTAGATTTGTTTTGGCGTCTGGATTTGCGCTGTTGACGTCTCTTCTTTGATTGGCGTCTCTTCTTTGAACCACCCTTGTAGCTTGAGAATTCCATTTTACCTGGAGCAATTTCCTTTCCCTCGAACCCGTAGCCTTGTCCTCCGCGCTGCTTTTGCGCACTTCCACGCTGCTTTTGCGCTCCTCCGTTCATTTTTTCCTGATAAACCGCAGCATTTCCACCAATGCCCGATGGTGAAACACTTGGTAAAAAAGTAGTAGGTGTATTAATTTGAGAAGCCATATTATATGTTATATGTCGATATAAAATATAAACGTTAGATACAAACAATTATATATGGATTTTTATTGTGTCGTATTTGTTTGCAATTTTCGCTACTTGGATAAATTTTTTGATACGTGCAAATCCCTTATTTATGTCGGCGAATACGATGGACCCATTGTATTAATTGTTGGAAACGATATTAATGTGGATGCGCTAAACAATCATCCATTTATAAAAACGCATAAACAGATATTGATTAAACACTTTGAAGATATTGTTTTTTCTAAAGAAATAATTTCTAAAATAGACAAGACAAACACCCAATGTGGAAAATTCGGATACAAATTGTTCCAGTACCACAAATACCATTTGTTCACCCCGTTTTTCAAACAGTGGCGCTACATTTTCTACATTGATTGTGGGGCAAAAATTTACAACAATATTGCGCCCATTTTGCAAACTGCGACACCAGATACATTGTTGGCACATTCGGACGCGTTTCCAACATATCAGTGGAAACTGAGTTGTCAGTTCTTAGAAAAAATCGATTTTGATTTAGATACTGACTATTTTCAATCCACCATTATGCTGTTTGATACGAGCATTATTGAAGACGACACATTTCAGCAACTATACGAACTCACTGAAAAGTATCCTGTTTCGACCACGAATGACCAAGGTATTTTGAACTTGTATTTTAAAAAAAAATGGAAACAAATTCCGATAGGAGACGAAACCACCTATTATTATGATTTTAATATAAGAAATTCAGACAAACCATACATCATGACAAAATATTTTGTCTTCAATGACTAAATGTTTTTTTTCGAATGGTTTTTTCTTTTTTTCTTTTTTTTTCGAATGGTTTTTCTTTTTTTTCCTTCTGCATGGTTTTCTTTTAACACATCAATCAACATTGTTGTGCTCGATTGTTTTAAAATACGTGTAACATCTTCATTTGCAACATCAAAACAGGTAAGTCCGTCATTGTTTTTGTCATAAATGTTTGCTCCTCTTGATAATAAAAAATTAATGATTTCTATTTTGCTTTTTTCACATGCACTAAATAAAGAAGTTTTGCCATTTTTATTTTTACTATTAATATTTGAGCCAGCAACAATTAGAGAATCTGCAATTTCTATGTGACTATTTTCCAATGCAGTGTGGAGAGGAGTCTTTCCAAAAAGTTTTTCTTTTATATTTAAATCTGCACCATTTTTCAACAAAATATCTACTGCATCTTGAGAATTGATACTAGATGCTGCATGAAGAGGTGTGCTTCCAAAATCATTGGCAAGATTAATAGCAGCATTATTTGTCAACAGAAGTGATACAATTTCGGAGCAATCATATTTTGATGAAATATAAAGAGGTGTTTCACCAGCAACACTTTTTTTATTAACATCAATACCTGGTTGTTTTAACAGAAATTCAACAATATCAGTATTGCAATTTTTTGATGCTATATAAAGAGGTGTTGCTTTCCATTTTTGACCCTCATGTATTTTGCATAATTTATTTATATTTATGTGAGGGTTTTCAGTTAATATGCGGACAACTTCATTAAATTCACCTTCAGCTGCAGCGTTAAATAATTGTTGTTCCATTACAATATATTATTACTATATAAATATTTTTGAGTCTAATGCCATCTGCTCATTGTTAATTCTGCACACATACTTGCAAGTGGTTTTCCATCAAATGACGAATGTTTGAATGTATTTACTTTTTTTATAAAATGTTGTTCATAAGACTCTTTGAAACTATTATTCTTCTCAAGCATCTGCGCCAATGCTGCTTTATTTTCAATTATTTTACTGACTACATCTTGTAAAACTTGCCATTTTAAACTCTGGCATTCTTCGGACATCAACTGTTTGTCAAACTCTTGTATCAGTTCATCAACCTGCAATTGCGGTTTTATAAATTCTTCAACTATGTGTGTTTGTATATCTTGTTGTAAATTATCGTAAATTTCTTTGGCTGACATTTTATAAAATAGTATAAATGTGTTTATACTATTTTATAAATATTTATTTACTTTTCATAGAAACAATCCAATCGCTAATTTCTTTTAACCATTGGTTTCCAATACTGGATGGTCCTTCATATTCTGTCTCCGCATTTGAATCAATTCGCAAAACCGGATACTCATATCCTTCATGTTGTATCGAATGGTAAGACACACAATCAGATATATGATAAACACTGGATTTTTTTGTATTAATTAACCATTTGCTGTGGTAGTTCTTGCATTTTTGCAAATATTTAATGGGAATGCCATCTTCGCCAGTTCGGTTCCTTTTGTTAATGCGATTAGCGCAAGTCTCTGGGTCAGAATCCATATAAATGACCGCATCGACGCGATAATCTTGGATGAATTCCGAATACCATTTATTATAGATGGAAAACTCCATAGGTTCCACGATTCCGTCGTCGTGCAACATATTCATGAAGATGTTTTTGTCGGCGCACAAAGACCGCTCAATAATAATAATCTCGACTTCCGGATTTTCTTTGATAGCGTTTCTGAGAAGCGATAAACGAGTTATATAAGCCATTACCTGAAATGTGAATGCATATCTTTTCTGGTTTTTATAAAATTTTTCTAAAATAGTGTGTCCGTTCTCGTCGTGAAATTGTTCCCATATATCGAGAGGTTCTTTTAGGAATAAAATCTTTTTGGTTCCATTTGTCTTCATATATGATTCCAAATGCTCGAGAACAGTGGATTTTCCGGCACCAATATTGCCTTCAATAGAAACGAGAAACGGACAACAATTATTCATTTTTGATTTATATATTATGGGTTTTACTTTTTGTATCCTTTTTCTAAATAATTTCAATTTTATATACGTAAATTTTTTATATATAATGAATATAATGAATATAGTAAAAACTGTAGTGACTGTAAGTATAATTGTGTTATTATTGTTAATAATTGCAAATCATTTTTTTAAGGATTTGTTTAAATTAAATCCATTTTACAGAAACAATATACTTTTAGAGGGATTTGATGGAGAAACAGCAGCACCTTCGGCACCTTCAGAAACAACGTCTTCGGAACCCGTTGCATCAGCACCCGTAGCATCCGCACCTTCAGAAACAACGTCTTCGGCATCAGCACCCGTAGCAACAGCACCCGTAGCAACAGCACCTGTAGCAACAGCACCCGTTGCATCAGCACCCGTTGCATCAGCACCCGTTGCATCAGCACCCGTTGCAACATCCGAAACTGACAAGTCAACCATGATGGCAGATTTATTTGAAAAGGTGAATACCCAAATGGACATGATTCGAACCGTCAAGTTAAGTGATAAATTCACACCAATTAATATTGATAAAACCGTTTCTGAACCATTTGCAATTTTGATGAACTTGAAATTGTTAATAAACAATGGCGTATACAAGAACGAAATTGATTTGAAGGAAATGTATGACAAATACATTGGAAACAAGGCTGTTCAATTATTAGTGTCTGATATAAATTCGGTAAATATGGACACTGGTTCAACACCTGATGTTGGAAGTTTGGAAACATCATTTTTAACCAGATGCAAAAGTATTGTGGACGGCCATCAAAATATAATTGACAAACTATTGGAAAGTAAAAACAAAGAAAATAAGTTATAAATATATAAGCAAAAATAAATGGAGTATTCATCATTAGTAAAAGACACTAATTTTGATAAAGTAAAAGACACAGATGTTATAAAAAAAATTAATGATTACTATAATGCATTAAATGGTGATACAACCGGTATTTATAAATCAAACGTGACAGCACCTTTAGGAAAAAGTTATTTCTACAACACTGGAATTAAATGCAGAAAAAACAATCGCTATATTTTTGCAAATCACAAACCAAGAGGTATAAAAAGCATTAATGATTCTGCGGAATTCAGTCTTAATCAAATCAAAGATAATTTAAACGAATCAACTACATACAATTGTATAACAAAGACATTTACCACGGTTGGTGTAAACGGAGAAAAAAAAACAGAAACATATAATGTGGAGCCATTTGTGAATTTGCAAGAGATGAATGTAGGACAACAGTTTTTCATTGGGTCAGTTGCAGTGCTTGGGCTTTACCTTTTTTATAAGGCAATTTCGAAAAAATAAGTATTTTTTTGGCAAAAATATTTATCTTATGTTCAGCTTCACTTTCCTTCGAATAGAATATCTTTTATAAAAATAATGAAATATTTTTATAAATGTTTTTTACATACCCTCTTCCAACTAAAGGGAGGGGGTTGTAGGGGGAACCGTAGGTTCCCCTACAGTTTGAACCTCAAAAACACCTGGTGTGCAACCAAAGCACCCATGCACTGAGCAATGATGTAAGGGAAAAGCTCAGTTGAAGGTAAAGCACCTGATGCGGCCATTGCCAAACTAACGGCAGGATTTACATGTCCTCCTGATGTATTTTTCGCCAATAGGATAACAAGTGCTAAAGCAGCACCGATGGCTAAAGGATTGCCGGTGGCCAAAATTACATAAACGAAAAAAACTGTGCCTAAAAACTCAACAATATAGTTATACATTTCTAAATATTATATCTTAATTGAAGATTTTCTTATCGGACAAACGTAATGTGCGAATATGCAGAATTGGTGTATCCGCCCTGCGACAAGTCGTTGTAATTTCGGTTATTGGCTTGCTGTTTCTTGAATTTGACATACTCCGAACTGTCGGCAACAAATTTGACGTTGCATGAAGAAGCTGGGATACCAGTGGCATCGGCGTTTGTCCAAATAGACCCAATGAGTCTTGCATAGCCGGGTCTTGATGCGTTAGTGGGATTCGGTCCGCCAGAAGAATAATTCTTGCGACTTAGGAAATCGCCACTGTTGTTTACGGCGCGGAAAGGAGTGATTACACGGGCTCTGTTATTGACAGTTCCAGTTGCATATGGCGTATTCCATCCCATTCTTAGAACTTTTCGCATACCCACAAGCTCAGATGTCTTATAATTTGTCATTGTCTGTTTGCTGGAAAATCCTTGGAAAGGTCCTCCAAGATTAGAACTACTGGTTTGCTTTGACAACGTAGAAATCATTATATATGTTGTCAAGAAAATATGGGAGAACCTACGGTTCCCCCATACCCCCTCCCTTTATTTTATAAAAAATATAAGCAATAAAGAGAGGGTTTAATTTTATAAAAATAACAATAAATTTATAAAAAAAATAAGGAATAAAGAGAGGGTTTAATTTTATAAAAATATAACAATAAATTTATAAAAAAAATAAGGGAGGGGGTATAAGCCGTCAGGCTTCGCCTTTGGGGGAACCTGCGGTTCCCTTAAAACATGCCATGAATGGCTACAAACACTTCTTGCAACTTGATGCATGCCTCTTTCAAATCTTTGCCAATTTCACTGACACTAACTCCATGTGCATATGCTAGTCGAAGACAACTGGTTGAATCATGCGGATGCAACTTCTTAAATGCACAGAAGCTCAGCTTCTTATTGTCCTTCGAATTATAGAAATTTTCATACAAATAATATTCCAATGCCTTTCCTAAAGTATAATCTTCGTTTTTCAAAATGACGTCATAACTATTTTCCATTGTCACAACACTCGGTTCAATTGACACTTCATTGCCTTCAATCATTTCTTTAAAGTCTAATAATTTACTCTGCATAATTGCACACGCTTTTTTGACAATTTCATTGTTTGTAAAGATACCCAGTGTTTCAATGACAAAATCAAAGCTGTCTTTCTTAAAATATCTTTGTGCATCCAATAAGTAAAAGTTTTTTTTCACATACTCGATTTCTTCAGCAGTTGAACCTTCACTTTTCATTTTGCTTTCTTTTTCGCTCCATACATCGTTTGCTGCATCCAAATCAATTGTATTCCCATAAGCACACTTGGAAACTACATTGAACATACTGCTTACGCCGGCATTTGCAATGGAAAACTCGCAGGTCAGCTTAATATGTTCGCCAGGAATATCGCCGATTTTAGGTCTTAGTCTGCAGAAATCGATGTATTGGTTGGATAAAAGGTCCATGGGGAATATGCGATTGACATCGGCCTTTCCCATATATTCATTGGTTTCCTTATTCTTGATTTTGAAATGTTCAGTGGTGACAAACATCATAGAATCAGTTTCGTTTTTCTCATTAATTTCGAGAATATAATTGCCAGGTAGTTCATCCAGTTTTGTGCTATGGATGGGGATGCAACTGAGACGTTGTTTCAATATTTCGTTGTGTAGGCGGCCGGTATTAACGGCGATAGTGCACATATTGTCGCCATATGTCTCTGTTCTAAAAACCACTGTATCAATATCGTTCAAAATGATTCGACGCACGGCATTTGCTAAACTAACATTTACGCCAGACAATGTGAATTTGAGGATACCGTTTTCTTCGGATATGTCGCTAATTTTTGGGTTCATTTTTGGTTG